CTGATCGGAACGGAATTGGGGATGGCGCCCCTGTTCAGTGACGACAACAAGACGTTCAAGATTGGCTACAAGGGGTCGAAGCGGTATTGCCGCCTGACGATCACGCCATCCGGCAACACGGGAAATATCTTCCTGTCCGCGCTGTGGATCAAGGGGCATCCCAGGACGTTGCCACAGTCGACACAGGTCGTCTAAGCCTGTCGGGTCTTTAATTGCTGGAAAATCTGATGCGTGATCGCGTGATCCATACAAGCCTGAAGCGGACTGCCGCACCGTCAGGGGACGTTGTTCCTCTGGCGGAAGCGAAAAGTAGCATTCGTGTGGACATCACGGCTGACAATGACGAGATCACGCGGATTACGAATGAGGCGATCGACGATTTGGAAAAGGCCACTGCCAGAGCGTTTCTAACGCAGACCTGGCGGTTGCGTCTGGACCGGTTTCCGATGCGCGGCGTCTGCTGTGATCATTGGCTACCAACTGGGCAGATCTTACTCAAGGTCTGCCCGGTCCAGTCGGTCACATCGATCACGTATCTGGACGCAAACGGCGCGCAGCAGACATTGAGTACCGACGTTTACACCGTTGATATCGATGCGGAGCCCGCCAGGATCACGCTGAAGTACGGTCAGTGTTGGCCCACGACATTGTTCCAGGCGAACGCCGTCACGATCACGTTCGTGGCTGGGTATGGAGTCGCTGCGGATGTTCCGGACCTGATCAAGCGGGCGATTAAGTTGCGTGTGGGTCACTGGTACAACTTCCGCGGCATTGAGGCCAGTCCGCAGGCCAAAGCGGGAGAATCCGCGTGGAATTCGCTGATTCAGCGGATTGGCTGGGGGGCATACCCGTAATGGCGGACGTCAGTATTGAGGCAGGAAAGTTGAATCAACGCATCACGATTCAGGTCGATGCGGGGACCACGTTCAATGCAGCAGGTCAGCCGATACCCGACTGGCAGAATTGGACGGCAGTCGATGGCGGCCTGGTGTGGGCAGGGTTTCGCGCGTTGTCGGGTCGGGAATATGAGCGGGCGAACCAGATGCAAGTCTATGCCACGCACATGATCACAATGCGATGGGTCCCAGGTCTGACAGCGGTCAAGATGCGGGCCGTGATGAATGGTCGGGAGTTCGATTTCGGCTGGGTGAACAATGTGGAAGAGGCCAACGTCAAGGCGGAAATCTGGTGCGGTGAACGGATTGCGTGATGAATCCCATTGAGCGAACTGGTTTGGCGACGTTGTTGGGCCGGCTGGCGGAGATGGGGCGGTCTGGTGTGCGGGCTGTCCGGTCCGCTGTCCGTAAGGGTCAGAATGTCCTGGATGTGGGCATTGCTGCCGTGGCTCTGAAGGCATCCGGGCCGCGCGTGGTGAATGGTCACACAATCAGCCCGGGCGGGCTGGGGAACTCGATTGGGTCGACCATGGGGCGGACTCGGTCGGATGGATCTTTTGAGGCGAAAACCGGTTTGGCCGTTGGTAAGAGCCAGGCCAATCTCGATGAACAAGTGACACGCGGGAAAAAGTCGGTGGCGTATGGGCACTGGGGTGTCTTGGGGACTCAGACCCGGGCCACTGGCGCGAAGACTCGGAAGAATAAGAGCGGGAAGGTTTACCGCAAGGTGACCGGCAATGCGGTCATGAATCGCGGGCGGATGCTGCCGACTCCATTCGTCGTGTCGGGAGCCCAGGCCAGTAAGCCGGCGGCGGAAGCGGCGATGCTCGGTGAGCTGGAGGCACAAGTCAAAAAGAATTGGAACGGGGGGGCCTGATGGATATTCGCGAGGCAGTCCCCACATTCTTGAAAGCGACGTCGGCCGTCACGGATCTGGTCGATGAGAGAATCTATCCGGTGATCAGACCGCAAGGGGCCGCGGCTCCGTGCATCCTGTTTCGCGTGACGAAAGGGATTGACGGCGAGGCCATCGACGGTGACACGCGAGAACGGGAATACACCGTGGAGCTGGTGGTCTGGGATCGGGATTACCTGGCGGCGGCGGCGATTGGGGCCGTGCTGAAAACTCTGTTCCATGGGACGGGCGGTTACACGCTGGGTGATCTGACGATCAACGAGAGCTCGAAAACGGCGGAATATGACGGGGATCGCGTGACCGACAGTTACGCGGATGAAGGTGATTACGCGATCACGTTCGCGTTTGAGTTTCAATGGGTCGCATAACAGGGGAATATCATGACGGATGTCGTTGGCACGCCTCAGCCTGTACGGGGCACGATTTTCAAGTTCAAGTCTACGTCCGGCGGAACGTTCGGCGTGATCAATAAGTGCACGTCGAAAAAGATTCCCAGCCCCGTCGCGGCCGTGGAAGACGTCACCGCGATTGACTCGGATTGCATGATCGAAACGAATCAGATCGTCGATTATGGTGAACTGGAATTGGAAATCATTTTCGATCGGACGGACACCGTTCACGCTGCGATGTATGCGGCCGTGGGGTCTCGCGTGGATGGCTATTTCGAGATCACGCATCCGGATGCCAAGGTCATGACGTTCCAAGCGAACTGCAAGCAATTCGGCGACAAGGCCGGCGGTCCGAAGAATAATCAAAAGGCCGATTTCAAGGCCCATTGTAATACAGTCCCGGTGATCACGTAATCCGTCGTGGTGGCGGGTTGGTTTCTCTTGCGTTTGGTTCATTTGGCTTAGTCTCAACGCTCGTTCATGCGAGCGTTCCTTTACGAGGTCTCTCATGTCGTCAGTGGCAGATAAACAATGGTTCGTCGATCAAGGCGCGGCCGTTATCGAGGAAGTGCCTTACGGTGATCGCGTCGTGCGGGTCAAGTCGCTGGACGTCCTGGAAAAAGCGATGATTACCGGGCGTGTCGCTGCGGCCTGTACGGTCGGGGAAAAGCTGGACACGGACCGATTCTCGGTGGAAAACGCGATTGCGTTGCTGGCCGCTTCGATAGTCGATGCGAACGGAAATCCGCTGTTCACGGACTCGCCGGAAGATCTGGCAATCGTCAAGAAGCTGCGGGCGAAGATCGGCGAAACGATTGAAAAAACGGTGCAATCGCTGTCATTCCCTGATCAGGAGAACAAGTTAAAAAACTAGCCCACAGCCCACGTCTCCGCGTGCTGATGCGGCTGTGTGAGACTGTGGGCGAACCCGATTGGGTTGGGCTGGGGCGAACGATTCCGGAGGAAACGTTCGCGGGCTGGGAACAGCAATTTGAGCGGGAACCGTTTGGGTCCAATCATCTGTACGATTTTTTGTCGAATGCGTTCATTTTGTTGGCTCAGGCGTTCCATCTTCCTGGGTTGGCTGCCAAGCTGACCAAGGAAGATTTCAAGTATTGGGCGAAGCCGGAGGCCACAACATCCGGACTGAGTGATGATGATGTGCTGATCACGATGAACCGGTGGGAAGCGCTCAAAAAGAATGGCACGGTGTGATGAGCAATAACTGTGTCCACCTGACTGGTGATCCTGCAGCATATGCGGCGGCCATCGCTAGGTACGAGAAGGCAAATGCAGAGATGGCTTTGCGTGTGGCGGAAGCCGCAAGCCGTATTGCCCCTCACCCCCGGCCCCTCTCCCCGGAGTACCGAGGCGAGGGGAGTTGTAATTCCTGAAAGGAGACATCATGGATTTGGTTGTGCGTCTCCTGGGGGAATCGGCCAGCTATACCGCCACGATGGCCCGGGCTGAGGCTGACACCAATAAGTATGATCAACGTCTCGAAGCGCTGACGCATACGATGCAGCGGCAGCAAGTCGCGTCCCAGCTGTCTGCCCGCGAAGCCCAGGTGTTGGCGATTGCTGACAAAGGCGCGAGCGTTGCGGCGGCGGAATATGCTCTGTCTGTGGCTCGAGAGCTGGACCAGTTGGACCAGTTGGCGGCAGCGGAGGAACGAGCGGCCCGCGAAAAGCAGGCGATGGCGGCGGCGACTCGCGCGGCGGCGGCAGCCAGTGCGGAGCAACAGGCGAATTCCGCGCTGAAGCAAATTCAGTCCCTCGAACAGGAACGCGTAGGGCTGACTCAGGGCGCGACGGCCGCGAAGATCTACGCCATCGAACATTCCGGCATTGACAAGATGTACCAGCAAGAACTGGTGAGTCTGGTCAAACGCAATTCCGCTCTGGCCGATGCCGCGGCGGCGGAACGGGAATCGGCGGCAGCCACGGCGGCAGCGGCAGCGGCGGCGGAACAACAGGCCGATTCCGCCTTGCGGCAAGTCCAGTCCCTCGAGCAAGAACGTGTGTCGCTCACTCAGGGCGCGACGGCAGCGAAGATCTATGGGATTGAACATTCATCCCTAGACGCGATGTACAAGGCGGAATTGATCAGCCTGGTCAAACGCAATGCGGCCCTGGCGGATGCGGCCGCACTGGACCGCAAGGCGGCAGCCGATAAACAGGCTTCGAAGACCGCGACGGATCAGCAGGCCGCGTCCGCGATGTCTCAGGTCGCGGCACTGCAGCGAGAGAAAATCGCACTCACTGAGGGAGCCACGGCGGCGAAGCTGTACGACATTGAGCAATCGAATCTCACGCAGTCTCAAAAGGATGTGGTGACGGCGCTGACGCTGCGGAATGAGGCGGTGGCCAAAGCGGCGGCGGCTGATCGGGCGGCGGCTCAGGCGGCGGCGGATAATCTGGCGTGGATTCAGAAAACCATCCAAGCGGGACATGAGGCGGCTCGGACAACTCAGGCCAGCACGATTTATACGAAACTGAAAGAGGCGGCGACACGCGGGGCGACGGATGCCCAGATCAATGAGATTTATACCGCCCATCTCGTTGAGCAGAAAAACAAACAGTTGGAGGAGTCATTCAAGCGGCGCGCGGCCGCACAGAATCAATCGACGTCGTCCCTGGCTCAGCATGGCGGGGCGAGTCGATCCAGTCTGATGGCGATGCAGGCCATGGCATTCGGGGTGCAGGATGCCGCGCAGGTGTACGGTAATACCGGATTGGCGGGGGCCATTTCCGCCAGTGCCAACAATATGATTTTCATGACGCAAATGCTGAATCCGCATTTGGCCATCGTCACCGCTGTTGCCGTGGCGGGTGGTCAGTTCCTGGCCGTTCTGTGGCCTACGATTACCGGATTGAAAAACCAGAAAGAGGCGACGGCGGAGCTGGTCAAGTCCCAGGAAGACGCGCTGAAAATGCAGACGTCGCTGAATCAGATGTTGCGCGAAGGCCGGCGGGCGATGGAAGGCGTCAAGGATTATCAGTCAGCGAAATCACTGGCCTCGAATAAGGAAACCGCACTGAAGGATCTGCAGGACGAAGAGCAGCAGATTCAAGCCCAGATTAATGGGCAACGCAAGTTGCGGGATGAACGGGTTGCCATTCGAACCGAAGAGCGGCGCCAGATGTCCTGGCTGGGGGCTCGAGGGGCAGACGTCGGGGCTGTCCGTGAGACGGTGACTCAGGCGGAAATTGAGGAACACAACAAACGCATCTATGACCAGCAGGTCAAGATTTTCGAAATCAAGCAAAAGCAAGCGGTCGTGGAACAGCAGTTGGCGGAGGCCCGGGCCAAAGAGTCGAGCGAAAACGTGCTGAAGCGGCGTGCTGATGCTGCCAAAGCCAACCGGGAACGCGACCTGGCGGACTGGCAGGCCACGCAAAAAGCGGCCAAAGAAAAGGCAGAGAAGGATGCCGCCGAACTGAAGGTCAAGCAGGCGGAACGCAAGCGGGCAACAAAGGCCATTGCCAGTTTCAACAGTAAGGTGACGGTCGATAAACAGTCTAAAGACAATCAAAAACGCCAGAAGTTGATGGAGACGTATCTGGCTCGGAAACGTCAGCTGGAAGAGTGGCGGGACGCGTCCATTCTGACCGCCCAGGAAGCGGCAGCAGGCCGAATTGAGGCGGAGAAAGCCTACTGGAATAAACGCAAACTTCTGGAAGAAGATTTCAAGAAGCGGGACGCGAAAAAGGCACTGGCCAAACGGCGAGCCATGACGAAGAAAAATCAGGCCGTGAAAACGGACCTGAAAGGCGTCGAAACCAATTCCCAGGCGGGATTCAAGGCGGTCTTCGAAGCGACCAACGGAGGACGAGGCGGCACGGAGGCCATTTTGAAAGAGACGATGGCCAATGGCAAATCCTTGCTGACTCTGGTCAAGCTGTATACCAATTACAAGGATGACATCAAAAAGTTGGGAGTCGTGAAAACCAAATGATTACCGACTGGGTGTGGCAGGGGCAAGGCGGCGATTTTTCGTATGAGTACGAGCGGAATTACACGCGTCAGGCTCTGGTGACGTGCGATTCTGTATTTGATCAGGAACCGGACATCTATTTCCATCCGGAATGTCCCGCAGTTGGGAAATCACGGCCATTATGGGACCCGTTGGCTGTGTGCAAAAAGGTCAAAGCGACCTATCGCAAAAATTCGCGATGGCTGTGGGACCTTGAGGCGGAATATGGGACGATTCGACCGACTCCCTACGTCCCCGGGCAAAATCCCTTGCAGGATCCGGCCAGTGTGACCGTCAGTTCGGAAATCTCGTTGGAAGAGCGGTATACGGACCTGGACGGGTTGCCGTGCACGAACGCCGCGGGTGATTTGGTGCAAGTGAAGATCGGCATTCCCCGGATCACGTTCAAAATCCAAAAGAATGTGGCCCTCGTCAATGGCTGGCTGAGTCAGATCGCGGGCGTGGTGAATGATTCCCCGGTGCGGCTGAAAGGCGTGCTCTATCCGCGCGGGACGCTGCAAGTCTGGTCTGTGAATCTGGGTGATGTTCAGCAGAAAAACGACATCGATTTTTTTGTCTGTGATCTGACGATCAAACATCGTGCCGAGGGCTGGGATACGACGTACCTGAACACCGGGTTGAATGAGTTGCGATTGCATCCGCTCAATCAGGGGCCGACGACAGTCCTGTTTGATAAATCGGGCAAGCCGCTGATGATCAAACAAAAGTGCCTGGATGGTCCCGATGGGAATAGCGGGGATCCGATCACGCATCCTGTGTTTTTGGACAAGACGGGGCAGAGGCCACGGTCAACGGCCGTCCTGAACAATAAACCCATCGTGGTGATTAAGGACCCGTTGGAACTCAAGGATATCGTAGTCATCAAGCGTCGTTTTTTGAATTGGCTGGATTTTAATAACCGGTTGCCGATTCGGTAGCGGGATTCAATAAGGGTGGCGAAATGGCTGATCGAATTTGGCGCGGCGATGCGGTGGCAGTGGCGCAGGTGGTCACGGTGACTCCGGGGGATGTCACCGCGGGCCGGGAATATTCGTTGTCAATCAATGGCAAGGTCCTGGCCGTGACCGCAGAGCAAGCGCCGGATGATGCGGCTGATGCTCTGTGTGATGCCCTGGCGGCGGCCGTGCAGTCGTCCGCTATTCCCGAGTGGCGGGAGGTTACGGCGAGTTCGTCCGGCGGCGTGTTGACTCTGACCAGCAAACAGCGGGGCATGCCGTTCACGGTCGAAGCTCTGGTGGGGGGATTCGTCCAATCGGCGGCCATTGTGTTCACGATTCGCAATCAACCGTCGGGCGGAACCTGGAATATCGCGTTTGGCGATTTGGGGAGCGCGGGACCGGCTTACAACGTGTCGGCAGCCACGCTACAGGGCGACATGGATTCGATCTTTGGGGCGGGCAATACGCTCGTCACGAAGTCGTTTTTGACCAATGGCGATTGGGAATATACCGTGGCGTTTCAGGGGTCGTGGGCGAATACGGCCGTCCCGGATGTGACGATCAGTTATGCCAGCCTGACCGGTGGGAATGCGACTCTCGAAATCACCTATCCGCAAACGGCCGTGGCTGGGACGACATGCGTCCAAACCACTGACCATTATGGATCGGCCACGGGTGGGACTCGGACGTTTACCGTGCTGGGGCTCGAGACGTCGGCACTGGCTTACAATGCGTCGACGGCGGATGTTCAGACCGCAGTGCGGGCAAAGATTGGTAACAATGTCGATGTCACGGGGACGGCTGGCACGCAGTATATTTTCACGTTTACCAACGCGTTGGCACATCAGGATATCCCGCTGATCACGGTCGATGAAAGCCTGATCACGGGGGGCTCGATTTCGGCCAGCGTGTCGATCTCTCAGGGGTCCTCTGGCATCAATCAGACGTATTACGTGGATCGAATCGCGATTGGCGGGCCGTATACGATCCTCCGCAGTCAATTGACAATCACCCAGACGACACCCGGAACGTGGTCCGCAGGATCATGGACGCTGGCGACGTCGAATCTGAGCGCCAATCCGGGGTGGACGACTCCGACAATTCCCTACGACGCGACGGCGGACGAGATCACTGTATTGATGGATGCGGCGATCGGAGTGCCGGGCGCCACGCTGGTGATCGATACAGGAACGACATACGAGATTTATTTCTATGGGACGCGATCTCAGGAGCCACTGGCCTATTTTTCGGTGACATCGTCAATCACGGGCGGGTCGGTGTCGATTGGGTACCGTGGCCAGGGTGACAACACTCAGGCCGGATTCATTCCCAGTACGACTTTTCGATTCTACCATTTGGGGACCTATAGCGCAGCGGTCGCGCGTGATGCCTCTGATGCGGCGTGGCAAGCGACTCTGGAAGCGATGACGTTTTGTGGAGTGGGCAATGTCACGGTGACGACGCTCAATTCGGATACACCGACGTTTGTGCGGTCCATCGAATTCAAGGCGGCATTGGGCGGTCAGACGGTCGTGTTGGCTCTGGCTGACAATACTGACGCAACGGGCCAGCTGAATATCGCTCAACGTCTCGAGGGTCAGGCGTCTGGGACCAATGAGACGGTCACGCTGGCCGTCGCGGGGACTCCGTCCCATGGGTCGCTGGTGTTGTCCCAGAGCG